GCTTTCATCGTATTATTATTGACGAGTTTTTATTGATGCCTGAACGTATTTATAATGAAGTTATCGTACCGTTCTTGTCTGTTGTTCAAAATCCAACTCAACGAGAAGAGTTGTATAACTTAGAAACACAATTAATTGCTAAAGGAGAGATGACTGAAAACGACAGGTATATTTGGCCTAATAATAAACTGATCGCGTTATCTTCTGCATCTTTTAAATTTGAATATTTATACAAATTATATGAGCAGTATGACACTTTGATATTTAATCCTAAAAATAATGAAAAGACAAAGCGTTGCGTCATGCAATTTTCTTATGATTGCGCTCCAGTTCAGTTATACGATCAGAATCTAATTAATCAAGCTAAAGCGACAATGAGTGAGTCCCAATTCTTGAGAGAATTCGGCGCACAATTTAGTGATGATAGCTCTGGGTATTTTAAAATTTCCAAGATGGCTTTATGTACAGTACCAGATGGTGAATTACCTGCTGTTGAGGTTGTTGGAAATCCAGAAGATGAATATATACTAGCGGTTGACCCATCTTGGTCAGAGACAGAATCGTCAGACGATTTTGCAATTCAAGTGTTGAAGATAAATAGAGAAAAACAAATCAATACATTAGTGCATTCTTATGCGCTTTCAGGATCTTCATTAAAAGATCATATTAAATATTTTTTATATCTATTGCAAAACTTTAATGTTGTTGGAGTTTGTATGGACTACAACGGTGGCGTTCAATTTATGAATTCTTGTAATGAAAGTGAGTTATTTAAAGATGCTAAAATAAATCTTAAGCCAATAACAACTGAATTCGAACGTCCTGAAGAATACAATCAGAATCTTTATGCTGCAAAATCTGAATACAATAAGTCAGATTTTAAATATGTATTTTTAAGAAAACCAACTTCTGGTTGGATACGTTTAGCTAATGAAATGTTACAAGCTAACTTCGATCATCGTCGTACTTATTTTGCAAGCAGAGCTATTGATGATAATTTCAGAAGTCAAACTAAAAAACATATTGGAATTGCTGAGTTGAAATTTTCTAACGCTCTGGATAGCGAAAAAGAAAATGAAGAAGCTAAAATGATCGACTTCGTAGAGCATTTGTCGGATATGATTATGTTAACAAAAACAGAATGCGCTCTTATACAAATAACAACTTCTGCACAAGGTATGCAAAATTTTGATCTTCCAGCTAATCTAAAGCGCAAATCTGGTCCAGATAAACCTAGAAAAGATAGTTATTCAGCATTAGTATTAGGTAATTGGCTTTGTAAGATATATTTCGATATGGGTAATACTCAGGTTGATGATGTTACAGAAACTTTTGAGCCTATGTTTATAGCTTAAAGTTAAAAAGTCACTTTTAAAGTTACAATGTGTAACTATTATTAACATGAGTCGCAAATATAATAAAAGATCAGATTATTGGAATAAGTTTTCAAAAGCAGACGAAGGTCAATCAGCACCTTTGGATTCTTTATTGAAGGATTACTCAGAGCCTTCGCTTGTTGGCGACCCGTTTTATGAACAAAGCACGGCTTCTACATACGAAAGAACTGGAACTGGCGAAACAACTAATCTTCGTAGAAATCTAGCTTATGTAGGACCAAAAATATATAAATATGGTAATATTAGAGAAGGCATGTTGCCATTTGAAATGTCTATTAATGGATACAATATTCGCGATGCTATCGAATTATGTCAGAAAGCTTATGCTAACGTGGCTATTTTCAGAAATGCGGTTGATATTATGTCTGAATTTGCTAATGCCGAAATATATTTAGAAGGTGGAAGTCAAAAAGCTAAAGACTTCTTCACCAAGTGGATGAAGTATACAAGAATGTGGAATATAAAAGATCAATACTTCCGCGAATACTATCGTAGTGGTAACGTATTTTTTTATAAGATTAATGCTAAGTTTGAAATCGATGACTTCCAAAAGCTTTTGGAAACATACGCTTCATATGATGGATCTTCATATAATACAGACATTAAATTATATAATTATCCAACGCCATACGATATAAAGAATTTAGTTCCAGTTCAATATATACTTCTAAATCCTTTTTATTTAACAACTAATCATACAAGCTCTTGGCATCAAGTAGTTTATCAAAAAATACTTTCTGAATACGAATTAGAAAGATTAAGATCTCCAAAAAATGAACATGATAAAACTGTTTTTGATAGTCTAGATAACGATACTAAAGAAAAAATTAGATTAGGACAATGGGCTAGAGATGGTTTGAAAATTCAATTAAATCCTACTGATATTATCTACTCTTTTTATAAAAAGCAAGATTATGAGCCATTTGCCGTGCCATTTGGTTTTGCAGTTCTTGATGATATCAATTTTAAAATGGAAATGAAAAAGATTGATCAAGCTATTTGTCGCACAATTGAGAACGTTATCTTATTGATAACTATGGGTACTGAGCCAGCTAAGGGCGGTATCAACCATAAAAACATAAAAGCTATGCAAAGTCTTTTGAGCAACCAATCTGTTGGTCGTGTTCTCGTTGCGGATTATACAACAAAAGCTGAATTTGTTATTCCAGACATGAATAAAGTTTTAGGTTATGAAAAATATAAGGTTGTTAATGAAGATATAAAAGAAGGTCTACAAAATATTCTTATTGGATCTGAAAAATTTGCTAATACAACTGTAAAAGCTCAGGTATTTTTCGAAAGACTAAAAGAGGCTAGAAAAGCTTTCTTAAATGATTTCTTGCAGCCTGAAATGGAATTAATATTTCGTAATTTAGGATTTAAAGGTAAGTGTCCAATCGCTAAGTTTGAAGAAGTTTCCATTAAAGATGAAACTCAATTTAATCGTGTTGTAACTCGTATGATGGAGCTTGGAATTTTGCCACCAGAAGAAGGTTTGAAGGTTATCGAAACTGGTATATATCCAACTCAAGAAGAGTTAGGTATCGCTCAACAAAAATTCGTCGAAGAAAGAAAGAAGGGATATTATAATCCAATTGTTGGTGGCGTTCCTGTTATTCCTCCAGCGATGCCAGATGTTTCAACTGGTGGCGGTTCAATACCTCCAATGAAAAAGACAACTACTCCAACAGAAAGAGGTCGTCCTATGGGATCTAAAGCCGCTGTTTATGCTAAAGATGCAATTGCAAAAGTTATGGAGAAAACTAAAGATTTGTATTCAATTGTAGAAGCTGGATTAAAAAAGAAATATTCTAAAAAGACTTTAAATGCAGAACAAAAGAAACTAGCTCAAGGAATTTCTGAAGCAATTATTTTAGCTTCTGAAGCGAATAATTGGTCAGACATGGCTTCTCAGGTTTTAAACGATCCTAATAAATTAGATAAGTTGGGTATATTAACTGCGATTCAAAATACTGCTTCAGAGCATGATTTAGATACATATGCTGCGGGTCTTTTATATCACAGCACTAAATATTCCGTGTAAAATCTAATATTATGTTTCTTTATAAGACTAAATTTGACAATATCGTTACGGCTTCATTGAACTTTGATAAGAATATTCTCTTATCACAAGCTTCATTGGAGCCTCTCAAGTCAATTATTCCTTCTTCAGTTAATCTAGAAAAAAATGTTGACTTAGTTGGTGCCGCGTTTAATGCCGCTGTTGTAAATCGTTTTAATAAGAATGGTGATGGTATTGATACAAACACTGCAATTGCTTTTAAGAAATATTTTATTCATAAGCCAACAAATATTGAACATAAAAAACAAAGAGTCGTTGGGCATATTGTTAATTCTGCTTTTTCTTCTTATGGAGAAAATAAAATATTATCTGATGAAGACGTAAGAGGAAGTCTTAATCCATTTAATATTGCTTTGGCTGCTGTGGTTTATAAAACAGTAGATCGTGACTTTGCAGATGCTTTAATGGATTCAAATGATCCTGAATCCGCATTATATGAAAAGATTAGTGCAAGTTGGGAAATTGGTTTCAATGAATATTTTGTTGCAGTTGGAAGTTTGGATCTCAAGCAAGCAGAGATTATTACTAAAAAAGAACAAATCGATGAATTTAAAAAGTATTTGAAAGGTTTTGATGGTTCTGGATTTATGAATGATGGAACTCCAGTATATCGTTTAGTAACTGGTCGCATTTATCCATTAGGTATTGGATTTACTA